TAGCGTCGCCTGAATGAGCTCGCCGACGGCTGCCTGGCAGTCGACATCGGCGAGGTATGCGGTCTTCGAGAGATTCACCGCGCCCACCGTGATCGAGAGCGTTCCGATCAGGCCGATGTCGGCCCTGGTGAACGGCGGCAGGCCGAGCAGCTTCACCGAGACCTCGCCGGCCTCGACCATCGCCGGCTCCGCGCGGCGAATGACGCGGGTATTCGCTCCGCTGCCGATCACGATCGACGCCGTGTTCGTGAAATCGACTGCGCCGGCCGTTGCGAACTTCTGGCCGATGCCCGTCACCTTGCCGAGCGACGTTCCGGCGAAACTCGCAGACGATCCCTGTGAGGAGACGACGTCGGGCACGGGCTCACCCCGTGATCGTGAACGACGCCGTCCCGGTCAGGAGTTCGCCGACTGCGCCGTTTGACTCGTAGTCCGTGCAGAAGGCGTTGCCGGAGATGCCGAGCTTGGCGCACGCCAGCGAGTAAAAAGCGTCCGTGTCCGGCTGCTCCAAACCAAAGAACTCGACACTGACCACCTCTCCGTGGGCAAGCGGCGACTGCTGGAGCTTGCGAACCGCGTTGTCGGCCAGGGTACAGTCGGAGATGTCGATGGACTCGCGAGTCTTCTTCACCTTGACGTTCTTCGCCTTGAATTCGACGCCGTTGAAGGTGAACGTCATTCCCTGAGAGGATTCGAGATCGGGCATCGGTTACTCCTGCCAGCGGATCGAGTAGGTATGTTCGACCAAGTACGTGGGCGATTCCCTACCGTCGAGGAACACGGGCGTCCCGTCCTTCTCGTCGGTGAGGTAACAGGTGTCGATTGTCACGGCCTCGGCTTGCCCGCTGAAGTTGTGCAGGGCCTCGGCGGCCGCGTCGGCCAGCTCCTTCGCCTGGGTGTAGGAGTCGGCGTAGATCTCCAGGGAGAACGTCCCGACGGCCCAGCCCACGCCGCCGGTCGTGTAGACGTCCCGAGAGGTGGCCGACCGCGAGTAGACGACGTAGGGCGGCGTCGACCCCTCTCCGGCGTCGACCGGGTAGGCGGAACACTCGGCCGCTTCCTCGACGGCCGCCTTCAGGAATACCTCGGGAATCGCCACGTCAGCCTCCGTATCCCTGGTTTCGCTTGGAGGCGACCTCGGCCTGGGCCTTCTCCAGGGCGGCGGCCATCTCGCCGGCCAGGAGGCTCGCCACAGGCCCGCGGATCGCGTCGAAAGTCCGCTGCATCATGTTCATCGCGTCCTGCCACCTCGTGCCGTATTCCTTCCAGATCGCCTTCCTGGAGTTCCAGCCGTACTTGTAGCCCAGCCCGGCGACGGCGGCCCCCGACTTGTTCGCTCCGATCCATCTGGCCTTCGTCATCACCGACTTCCGCAGGCCGCCGGTAGACGTGGGCTTCTCGCCCTTCTTGCGGCGGCCGCGTCTCGTACCCAGCGGAGGCGTGTTCTGGCGGAGCAGCTTCACTCCACCAGACTTCACGACCGCACGCCGCATCGACGCGAGCAGGTGCTTTTTCGCGATGTGGGAGGGGAGCCTCTCGTAGGCCTTGGAGATCTCGCCGAAGTCCGAGATCAGTTGCGTGGCGTTTACGCTGATCATGTGGCCTGCTCCTCGACGGAGAGTTCGAGCTCCTCTCGGTGCCCACGCTCGACAACGCCGCTGATGTAGAGAATCCGGTCGTCGCGGGAGATCCACCGGAGCCGCATCGCCCCAGTAACACCGGGCACGTAGCGGATCCGCACGACCGCCGAGACCGTGCCGCCGATCTGCCCGCGTCGCGACTGCTCCTGGTAGTTCGTGGCCTCGTACGATCCGCGGACTGTCGCGAACGTGGACCACGTCTGGACCTTCTCCCCCAGCTCGTTCCGCTGCTCGGTCGGGCTTTCGATCACGTAGGCCTCGCGGAGGATCCCGGCTGGGAGCGGCATCACCAGGCCCCCGTCGAGGACTCACTGGCGAGGAGCATCTCGAACGCCATCGGCAGCTCGCCGATCCCGTCGGCCGTCGTGGCCTCGCGGTTCGCGTAGAGGTGCCCCACGAGCAGGAGGATCGCGGAGCGGAGCTGCGGGGCGATCGCCACCCCCGGCTCGGCCCCGGCCCAGTAGGAGACCGTGAGCTTCCCCGAGGGCACGGAGTCGAACGTGATCGCCGACAGGTCGCCCTCGATCTCGTACGTCTCCTGGGAGACGGCCTCTCCGTCGGCCTCGACGACCAGGGCGTGGTCCTCACCCACGAGCAGCGGCCCGTACGGGAGGTCGGCCACGGCGACGCCGTCCGTCCAGGTCGCCAGGTACTGGGTCGCGGTCAGCGTCTGCCCCAGCCTCCGCTCGACGACCCGCCTGGCGGTCGCCAGGAGGCCCAGGACGAGGGAGTCGTCGTCCGTCTGGTCCGGCGACAGCCGGAGGTGCTCGCGAGCCTCGTAGAGCGTCACCGGCTCGGCGATCGGGGGCGTCAGGACCGAGACCGAGCGGGGCCGCATGGATCGCCTCCGGGATGTGGCGACGCCCCGGCGTCCGACTGCGGATGCCAGGGCGTCCAAATGTCACCACCAGCCGCCCCCCAGGCGGCGGCTGCCGGCCTGGGGGGCGTTGCGTGGTACGTGATCAGTCGATGATCAGCTTCGCGACGAACTCGGGGGCGTGGTTCGTGATGCCGACCCTCTGCTTCCCGATGAACCGCACCTGATCGAAGGCCGACCGCACTTCGCGGAGGGCCTCGACGCGGAGGCCCGAGGCCTTCACGGCGACCGCGGTGCTCATCGAGAAGTCGCCATAGAGGGCGAGCGTCCCGGCGGGCATCTGGTTCGTCGTGTAGACCGGCCGGCCAAACACGGTCGGCAGGCTGGCGTCGGCCAGCATCATCGTGCCGGTGCCGGCGTTCGCAGCCATCAGGGCACCGTAGCCCTCCGGACTGACGACCCACGCGGTGTTCATCGCGAGGGGGTCGATCTGGCCGATCAGCTCGGCCAGGTCGCCCGCGGTCGTCGCCTTCGCAGATGCGACAGCCACCGACTGCGTCACCTCTCCGACGAGCCCGTCGACACCAGCGGTATTGTCACCCTGGAGCCAGGCGTAGTCGATCTTCGACGCGAAGGCCGAGCCGAAGGCCGCGGTCACAAGGGCACCGATGTCCGTCACCGCGTCCTCGATCATGTCGTTCGACACGTCGAGGATGGACCGGATGCCGAACAGGTTCACGTCCACGCCGGTCGTGGCGATGTTGGACGGGCTGACTTCGGCCGCCTCGGCGTAGAAGGAGGCCGAGGCCGAGCCCAGCTTCGGCAGGGTGATCTTCTTCGCAAGCGTGCTGACGACGAACGCCAGGCGAGCGCCAACGCTCGTCCGGTTCAGGACGTTGATCACCGAGCTGTAGACCTCGGAGGGCACCAGTTCGGCGCCCAGGTTCGCGCCACCCTCGGACCAGGCGCGAACTTCGCCGCGGGCCAGTGATCGGAGGTACTTGTCGGCGGTGTGGTTCACGACGATCCCCTTGTTCTCGGCGGTCTCGATCACGCTCCTGGCCTCGCAGTCGTCCACGACGACCGAGCGGAGCGCCTTCACCTTGGCGTCGATCTCGTTCTCGACCCGCAGCTCGTTCGTCACCTGCTCGCAGCGGGCGGCGGCCGCCGTGATATGCTCCTCGATGCTCGCGGCCTGCTCGTCGGAGTCGGGCGTCACGGCCCGCAGCTCCTCGATCTGGGCGGTCAGGGTGGCGGCTTCGTCCTGGAGGCGGCGGCGCTTGAGCGACATTCGTGTGGTCCTTGTGTTCGGGTGTTCGATCAACAACACCCGCCAACGTAGGAGCCGCGCACTCGCCGCTGAAGTTGTCCCGTACTACGGCAGAACATTCGCGGAGCCGGGCTCCATGCTCGCGCGGGCCGCGGCCACGGCGGCGGCCGCCCTCGGGGCCTCGTCGCGCGATGCGACGTCGCCGGCCGACAGCCAGACGAGGAACGCCAGGATCCAAGACCAGAGCGCGGCCATCACCACCCCCTCGCGTGTTCGAGCTGCTGGTAGCCGTCCTCGCCGACTTGGGCTCGCACCAGGTGCTGCGGCTGGGCCGGCGGCGGGTCGGCAACAATCGCGATCCAAAGGAGGCTCTTTGCCGCGCGGGCGATCCAGCGGAGAACCGGCCGGTCCGGGGCCGGCGGGGCGAACGGGCCGGGGAGCGGAACTGCGCCAGTGGAGTTCCACCAGCCGACCGCCAGGCACAGG